ACACCGTCACTAACGATTGAAGCGTACTCATTGTCAATCTCCTTTACAATAGATTTAAGAAAGTTCATGTTAAATACCTAATAGTTTCTTTTGACGTTCAAAGTAGCCATGGAGAATCCAGGAACTACTGTTCATTTTGTCGTCCCCACCGATACCCCAAGCAAACTCTACGTTTGGATGAACATCATACTTATCAATTTCTGGCGTATTACTTTTTCCACGGTCACCTCCATTGGCAAAGACTACCGTTTGTGCTATCTCCAAGCATTTTGCGATTGCTCCACACGCACTATCATCTTCATCATTCCAGGAGATAACTGCATCTACCATATCAAGATGTCTGATGATCTCGGCTCTTTCCTTCCATGACTGGAAGTACTGTCCTTTCTTACGTGTCAACCACTCTTCAGTGTTGATACCAACCACAAGATAATTGGAGAGATCTTTTGCTCTCTTAAAGTATGATATATGTCCACTGTGGATTGGATCAAACCCACCAGTAACCAAACTCACTTTTTCAAAAAACATTAAGCAGTAACCTCCTTCTTTTTAATTCTATCATTTTTTACCTCTCTCAACAAATGGTAAAGTCTAGTATCTCCACCCAATGCTAAAGCATTGACTATGGTTGATAGATCTTTATCGTTAATAGGTAATTCCATTAGGAAAAAAATGCCTCTAAGTTTGCAGTTTTCTCTGTCCTCCATCCAATAGAGTTCAGAATAATTCGGAGTGGCTCTAAAAATGACTTATCAAATTGTAAGTCACGATCAATGTATTTGTCCAGCCCCAATTCCTTGGGGAAGTCCTGAATAAATGATATCACATTTTCATGAATGGGGTTAGGTTTTGCCAAATAACAGAACTTGATTTTCTCACCATTCTGAATAAGTGAATACTTATGATCCAACTTATTCTGTTTAACATAATAATTATAGAGAAGAGCACCTCGGCAATGGATTGGAGTACCCTTCTCATAAATCGTGCTCACAGCTTTATACTTCTCCACATCCGAAACAGAACGTGGAAAAGATATATCTTCTGGTGGCAATGACTTAAACTTTGTACGACAGTTATCAATAAAATTAATAACTTCGTCTTCCGTGCCTGTCATCATAAGGTTAAACGCATCCTTTAACATTTGACGACAGGGAGCAGGGGTTGAAGACTTTACTGCTTCAATTCCCATTACCTTTAATTTAGGACTCTCGTAGCGTACCCCCTCGCTATCCCACACGTTAAGTATGTATCTCTTCTTTGCAGTCCATATTCCACGATCAGCAATGTTCTCTCTCTTCATGAACATCTTCTGATCATAAGCATTTACATAAGTCGCCAATTCCTCATAGGATTTATCAATAAAGGGTTCCAGTTTGTCTTGACAAATCTTGTCCAATAAATTGACAATCTTAGTTTTATCATCAACCTTATCACCAAAAAATTTATCAACAAGAGGTCCAAAATTGATGTATATTGAATCAGTATCAGATGCAATAACATAATCTATATCTTTTGAATTTAACAATTTATTTAGATATTGATTCATTCTGTTCTCAATACATCTAATTGAGACTTGTCCTGAGAGTGTAATTGCTTCTGCGTTTTCTAACTTATAATACCTGAAGTAATTGTTACCGATAGCACCATAAGCACTATTAAGTTGTATCTTCTTTGCCATCTGAATGTTATTACATCTGGCAATCTCTTTAGTGAGTTTGTTAGAGGGATTATTTTCATACTCCTGCTTTGCTTGAAGCATCTTCTTCTTGAAGATAACTCTCTCACTGTATATCTTTTCCATGAGTTCAGGAAGGAACCCACGCACATCCTTCCTAAATTGTGCTCCATTCGCACAAACTGCATAATCTCCATCTATACCAATCTCCTTTTTTAAGAGCCTTTCAACGCTCGCACTGGGATGTCGAGTTTCCCTGAGGGTCTCTGGGGAAATGTTATATTGCATAATAAGATGAGGATAAAGACTATTGAGGTCAAAAGAGACAACCCAATCATAGCTTCCTGGTTTCGGTTCCTTGACATAAGCACCTGCGTATTTGTCGTTTTTTTCAACACTCTTCTTAGGAGGAATAACAATATTCCTCTTCTTCAAATAGTTATAAATGATTGAATCCCAAGTCCGAACCTGATAAAACACATCAGTGAAATTCACCTTTGCATCATATGCCATAGTCAGGGCAAGTTCAATCAACTTCATCTTATCCTCAAGTCTGTCAACCAGTTCAACGTCAACTACGTTGTACTCAACAAACTTCTGCCAATTCCCAGAATAAAATTCTTTGAAAGTATCAAACTCTGAGTGATCTAGTTTCTTCTGCCCTAACTCTACCTCAGCGATATAATCAAGACGATAAGATTCTCTATTAGTATAAGTAAACTTCTTATACAAGTCAAGGTAATCTAATTGCGTAACACCTCCTATGTCTATTTGAACATGTCTTCTACCCTTAATATAAACTTCTCCCTCTGAGACTAATCCCCAAGGAGAAAGTCTTTTCATTAACTTCTCACCCAATACACGCCTCAAACGTCCTGCGATGTATGGTATATCAAATAACTGTACGTTCCATCCAGTAATAACTTCTGGAGTATGCTGCATCCACCACTCAATAAACTTATTGAGTAATTCAAACTCATCTTTACATTCAATATAATTATGATTATCTTGCTTAATCTTATACGAACCAACACCCCAAGTAATAATTTGTTTAGTTGAATAATCCTGCAAAGATATACAAAGAAGTTCCTCCACACATGATTCTACATCAGGGAAACCCTGTTCAGATGTAGTCTCAATATCAAGAGTAACTAATTGAATCTTTGATATATCAAACTTAATTTCATCCTGTGGATACTTCTCAGAAATGTATTGATAGATATACCTTTCATTACCGTAAATATTAAATCCCTCTACCTCATTATACTTCTTATAAAACTCACGACAATCACGTACATATCCTGGTTGAATAGGATCTACATATCTGCCATCCAAAGTACGATACTTAGATTTTTTCTTTTTAGAATCAACAAAAAGAGTCGGTCGCCATTCTTCCCTATCAGTAAACCTTTTCCCATTATCGTATCCACGAACAAGGAACTGGTTACCAACAAGTTGAACGTTAGTATAAAAACGCATTAATCAAATACTGCTTCGTATTTTGCTAAGAGAGTAGTCTTGGGATCAACCAAGGTTAATATTTTATCAGATGATATCATCACTTCATTCTGATTTGTTATATTAAGTAACCAAGGCTCTACAGTACCCTCAGATGTAACCAAATAAGGTTCAATCAACTTACAATCGGGTTCACCTAATTCAGATGTTTGTTCTTCAATTGTCGCTATCAGTGTTGTCCCTGTTGTTAGGACTATCACCATTGCGTCTTTCTTTGATGACATTAACTTTTTCCTCGTAAGATTTTTTTACTTCATCAATTGGATCTACCATTGTTACAACCCAATCAGGATCAACTGGTATCTCAGTATCCTTAGATAAAGGCATCCAAGGAAAATAAGATAGTCCTACTTTTGCTGGTTCATCAGCATGTGGGATATCAGTCTTATTAATAGTAACAACATAAGGATAAGAAGCAAGATATGCTGCTACCTTATCGTCGCCTTCATTAAGAACAAGTTCTCTCCAATCAGCAACGATATCTTCACCAGACTTAAGTAATGCTAGTTTAATACTCATTTTACTTAAAAAGAATTAGGGTGGGAGGTTGGATTAATGTATACCAACAGGCAAGGGGCATTGCTACATTAGTAGATTTTTACCTCACCGTCTGAGACCCGACTGGTAAGTCGATTCACGTTTTCAACGTGCAGCACCACCTGTGTCTCATCACCTTAACTAGCCTTATGCCAGCAAGTTTATTCAGTCACTCCCGTGTCAGTCCCGTCGAACCAACAAAAATATTATAACATAAAAAAGGAGGGGTTGCAACCCCTCCGATCCATCTCGAACTATTTCTATTTAGAGAAAGTCATGACGAGTATGATGTTCTGGTACTATCTTTCCCAATTCGATGGTAAGGAGTCCATTGTCAAAGCTGACGGATCTAACCTCCGTATCGTCTGCGAGCGTCCACTGTCTGTCAAAGGAACGTTGTGCCAATCCTTTGTGGACAAATTCTCCATCTGTTTCCTTATCTTCCTGCTTGCCCTCGACATGTAACTTTCCATACTCCGTATAGACTTTAACGTCATCTTTCTTGAACCCTGCGAGCGCAACTTCAAGTCTCGATTCGACATTATTAATCTGAATTAAATTGAATGGGGGATAGTTGGACGTATGTGTTACGTTAAAAAATCTGTCTAGGTAATCATCATTGATTCCTATGCTATTCTTCACGATCTTATCCATTAGTTCTGGAAGATCAGATGAGGTGTACCTTGCTAGGTTTCCCATAATAGTAGCTCCTTAAATAAGCGAGTGTTTAGTTTGTGTCCCTTACGGCGACAGTACTAATTATAACACTACACGCTTAGGAGCAGGTTCGGTTGTTGCTACTTTCTTCTTACCTATATTATATTTGGTTTCTAAAGTCCACTCATCCTTCTCTTTAAATGAAAGAACTTTAATCTGATTCAATGGAGCAATGTCACCAATAGAATCTGTATTCACTACTTCTATGAGACCCCAATCAGAAAGCAACTGAGTAATACGGTTGCGACGCTGAACGTCGTTAGAAGTAAGGTTAGCGTGTTTCCCATCTAACGCAAATAATTCTTTGAAATGTACAATATAATATCTTCCTTGTTTATGTAAGATATGGCATGATTGATATAA